CAATCACGCCAGACGGGTCAGTGGCATTCTCTAATGCACGGGTGATAATTGCCGCTCTTCCAACTTCACGCCCTTCTGTTGACAGGTTTCTATAGAGTCTTTCGATGCTGCTCTTCTTGTCCGTAAAAAGCACGTTGTTAACGATTTCAGGCGTCAACTCGCCTTTCTTGAGAAGCGAGTTAAACGAGGACGCCTTAAGGTCATCTGCAAGGTCAGAAAGAGCACGGTTTGAAACACTCCACTTGGTGAAATCAGTTGGTTTTCCAAACTGTTTGATGTGGTTGCCAAGGTCTTGATTCAACGCTGTATAAACCTCGTTGTAGGCTTTTGAAGCCATGTCCTTTGGCGTTCCGATAGTTGGGTCTGTCAAACTCTTAAAAAGAACCTTTCGTCTTTGTTCAACCTCTTCAGGTGTCTTGCCGACAATTTCAGAGGAGAAGTTGATGAGATCGTCAATCGCTTGCTTGTTTGCTGTTGGGCTAATGTTCTCAAGTTCAAGCGCCAAGTCCTCGGCTTTTTTGGCCGTTGCAGACATATCTACAAGCTGACCTGTCATAGAAAGCCTTCCGAGAACATCCTGCTTATTCCCTGACAGTTTTTTAACAATCTTCTCACGCTGAGAAATCGCCTGATTTGCCAATTCCTCCGTGAGCGTAGGGCTTCCAACACCAGCGTATTCAGACACAAAATCTTGGATTGCCTCTGACCGCTGCTTCTCTTGCTTGCGTAGAAGCGAGCCGGTTCCAAACGGTGTAATCTCTCTGGCCTTTGCCAGTGCATTGCCAAGTGGCGTCTCTGGCTTGAACTCTTGGGAAGTAATCGTCTCGATGCCGCGTTTCTCGGCCTGTACCGCGCCTTCTGGAAGAGCGGCGGCTGCGCCGATTCTAGCACCTGCGCCAATACCAGCACCCATGCCGCCGCCAAGACCGGCCAGAAGCTGCGCTGTAGGGCCGTAACCAGCCTCTTTAGCCGCCTGCATACCAACTTCTGCTCCAACGCTAGAAGCTATCTGTTCAGCAGGCTTCTCCGAAAAGAACCGTCCTGCTGCCTGCATCGCCGGTCTGGCTGATGCCATGAGTGCCTTGCCAAGGCCGACCTGACCAAGACCTTCACCAACACCGCGTCCTACTGCTCCTGCAAGGCGTTCTGCTTGCGTGTCAGGGTTAGGCACTCCGAGCTGAGTGAGATAGTGGTTTAGCGCATCAGACGGTTTTGTGTAGTGCGTACCGAAAAGCGAGTTGATGCCAGAAACAACCGGATCGGCCAGAGTCATGCCAGCAGCCCCGATAAGGGCACCAGGAACGGCGCCAATGCCACCAGTGGGTGCTCCACCCATGATTGCGCCTCCAACAGCCCCAAGAGCCGCAGGGCTGAGTCCACGCAACGCTCCACCCGCCAACCCTCCCGCCGTCGTCTCCGGTATCCCAATCATCGCCTCTTCACTGGCAGCAGACGGCAGCGGTGCCTCGGCTGGTGTAGCCTCTGGAGGAGCCGGTGGGCCTTGCAGTTGACGCAGCCGAACGATTTCGTCGGCAAACATCCGAGCATCATCAACATTGCCTGCCTTGTCTGCTTTCAGCAGGGCATCTGAGAGTTCTTCAATGGTAGCCATTATTTGCTCCTGTATTTCTGAATGGCTGCATCTATTGCGCTCATTCCAGTTCCTACTGGCGCAGCACCAGTTGGCACCGGCGGTGGTACGGACTTGTTCTTGAGTTGTTCTTGGCGCGTCTGTGGCGCTTTGCTTCCAAGTACAGACTCAACTGGCGCATTTGGAAGCGAGAAGATGTTTTGAATATCTAGGCCACGCCTTTCAGCAATAGCTTTGTTACTTTCTAGATATTTATTGTATTCTTTTTCAGATTGCTGCATCCGCCTTTCTGACATCCGAATCAAGTCGTCCCTGTCTTTCTCGGAAAGCTTTCCTCCTTCGTTTACTTTAGCAACAAGCGATCTGAATGCGGCTGGAATCGTCCCACCGGTAACCATTCCTGCTTCAGTCACGCTGACCGTTGACGTTGGGTCATTGATTTTGACAGCCGCAACAATTGCTGACGCATCACCAGGGATGCTCTTAAGTTCCTTTGCCAACTGAACCGCTGTGACGAGGTCTCTTCTTGCAATATAATTTCTAACAAAAGGTTCAGCCTCAAAGTTTTCTTTCATCTGAATTTCTAGCGAAGCTTTCTTCTCTGGGTCAAGCGCGCCAGATTTCTTGAAGTCTGCTTCTAAATCCTTAAGTCGAGCCTCTGCTTTCTTCAACGATGTCTCGGACTCGGTTTTGGCAACCTGCTCAGGAGCGCGTTCCTTGAGGAAGCCCAAAAAAGAATCTGCTTTCTTTTGGTCTACTTTCAAAAGATTGCTGTAAGCAACATTTGCCCAGATTGCAGGAGGCGCTTCTTCTGGCAGTCTGTCTAAAGCTGTCTGAAGCTCTTTAGACATCCGTTGAGCAACCGGATTAGGGTCTTTTGCAAATGCAGAAATCTGGTCGTTTATCAACTTAAACGCTTCGGTGTTGTTCCCTGACATCCCAAACATCGCAGCGTCCTGCATGGTGTTCACAAGCCCATCACGGTACTTGTTTGGCATGGCTTTCAGGATGTTGTCATACCTTTCAGCCTCCTTTGAAGGCAGAAGCGCACTCAACTGCCCAATCTGTTGTACGGATTTTGGGTCTGGATCGTTTGGATCCATCTTGCTGGCAATCTGACCAAGACGGATTTGAGCTGCCGCAGTAGCAGCATCTAACTCTGCCTTGTTCAACTTCCCAATCACCGGCAAGAGCGCTTCTGTGCCAGCTTCTTCAGAGCTTACAAAGCTGTTGAACGCCTTTCCAACTTCTTGTTGCCTTGCCCTCTCAGCCTGAAGCGCCTGCAACTGCTGCTGGAATCCAAACTCTGCACGCCTTGCCGCCGCCGCGCTCTGTGCCATCTGCTGTTGTTGGCCTTGGATACCGAGTTGAGCGGCTTGAATCTGGAGCGGGGCCATCATCGCCGCTTGTTCCTGCTGGGCGCGAGACGCCTTAATCCCCTCAATAGCTGAGAGCCCTTGAATCAGATTACCTCCGAACAGACCTGGATTTGGAGGCTGAATTGGAATGTTGTAGTTGAAATCGGCCATAATTTTACACGTTGGTGGACATAAATCCAGGGTGCGCCTCCTGTCCCATTGTCCAGTCGCCAGAACCGGCAAAGGATTCATAGCCGCCTCCGCCGCTGTCAAAGCCTCCACTTAACTGATTCAACAGAGCAAAGTTTTGGAATCCGCTTCCAATTGCATTCCCCATACCAGTATATCCAGCAGCCCGAGCCGCTGCTGCTCCTTGAATCCCAGCGGCCTGCGCTGCTCCTTGTGACGAGAGAAGACCAGCAATTGCATTTCCAGACTGGATGCCGCCAGCAGCTTGTCCTGCCGCAGACGCTTGACCCAAGTTAAGCATATTCTGCGCTGCTGCCTGTCCTACATTGGAGAGACCACCAAGACGTGCGTACTGCTGATCGATAAGCTGATTAAGAAGCTGCGGACGGTACCGTGCGAGTGCGCTTTGAGTGCCATCAGAACCGCGCCGCCCGGTGGCTGACGCCGCTGCAAGAATCGCTTCCTCGCCCTGCTTGGCGAGTTCTTGGTAAAGCGGCCCCTGCTCAATCTGCTGGATAGCTTGACGTTGCTGTTCGATGCCAAGCTGTTCGTACTGCTTGTCCTCAAGAATCGGTTTAAATAGAGCCTGTTGCTGCGCGTATCCTTGGGCCTCAATGTTTCTGGCAGCAGCATTAGTCGATAAATCAAACTCAGCTAAAGCATCTTCTCCTTTGATTTTTTCTCTTTGTTTTTCTCTAGTTCTATAAAGCTCATCAATTTTCTCTTTTGTGATGTCAGCGAGTTGATTGTACTGCGGCGATTGTTGAATAGCGTAAAGGGCTCTTTGGCGCTCCTGCTCACCGCCAAGACCGGCAAGCCGCTGCATTTGTTGAAGCGCCCCCGGGCCAGCGCCGATGTATGGTTGTGTAAGCCCAGGCTGACCAGCATTGATGTATGGCGAGAGAATCTCCCGCATTGCATCAAACTGTCTGCGTTGCTCATAAATAGCAGCGTCTTGACCTTGCAACTGAGCTGCCGCTGCTTTTTCTGAAGCAGCCTTTGCTGCGCTAGAAGCCTTCTTTTGTCCGTAAATACTTGCGCCAATACCACCAGCCGCAAGCCCAGCGGTAATCGCTGTTGCCGTGCCTACGCCTGCTAAAGCCGCTCCTCCTCCTACTGCAATTGCTGTTCCTACTGCTACAAATGCCATTTTTTAATCCTCCTAAGTGGTTAAACTTTCAAGTAGAGCTTTTGCTTCTTCAAACTTGATGAAAGAGTTGCTTTTACGCACCAATGTTGACTCCAAAACCTCAACGCTGGTCTCGTCTGTTGGATGAATGGTGGCAAACTTCATCTCTTCCAAAATGAAGAGCACTTTCCTGACATTGGGTTTTGAGATGAAATAACACGGCGCAACAAGGTCTTCGATAACGCCGTCAATCATCACTCGGGCTTTGCCGGTAAGAACCACATTGAAATGCTCAGTAAGATGTTCGTGCCCAATGATAAAACTGCCAGCAGGCATTGTTATCTCGCGCATATAGACCCCAGGCGCGAAGTTGTGTTTTAACGGACACTCAACCTGTGGAAGATTGAGAAGTTCCTTCTCAAGGCTCTCAATCTGATCGTTTACCGGTACTGAAAGTTCTTCACTCATTACGTCACTTCCCTCCCCGAAGCAGTAATGGTGATTGAAACGGCTGCGCTTGCTAGGGTCGATATGCGTCCGCCTACTTCAAGAACCTGTCCGACGAGTTCCGGGCAAGTGTAGGTCTCGTTTGGAAAAATCGTTCTGGCGTCGAGAATCAAGTTTGCGTCACCTACGGAAGCTGACAAAGGAACCAAGTTGACCGACAACGTCACATTGCTGGCAGAAGTGTTCGTAGCGGTAAACTTGTCGATGATGCACTTGGCATTAGACGCCGTGTACTGAGTCGTCTGTGAAGCCTCAGCCTGCTTGGGCGGGATGATGTTTTTGACGTTAACGGCCATACAGCGGGACAGTTGTTACGGTGAGAATAACGGACGGAATACCAGGCACCGGTGGGGCTGCGGTAAAAGCCTTGATTTCGAGGTCTGTCACGTCCGATGACCAAACAAACTCAAGGTAATCTCCCGCGTTCATTCTATACACGAAGTTCCATGCCGCAACACTTTCCGCGTTGTTGCCTTGAAGACGAACCTGCGTTGCAGAATTGGTTTGGTTAATGCCATTGATAGCCGCCCACAGGTAGAACAAACCGACGCCTCCTGCGGTCTTGTCCAACTGCATTGAGAACTGGAAGTTGTATATGCCCTCAGAATCGACGTAAATGCGGCTTGCAGGCGTTCCAATGCGTACACCGAAGCTCAGGTCTGTTGAGTTGAATGTGACGGCCTTTGGCGTGTTTATGACCGTGGACGTTTGCGTTGTCGTATCATAAAAGGTGCCATAGCGAAGCTGGCGCAGTGGTTCTGGCGCGGGAGCTGTGGCATATAGCTCAACAAGCTTTGAGAGGCGTTCGATGGAGTCCAGCGCCTGCTGTGCATTTGCTTGAGCGCCGGCGGACTCGAACTCGTTCGCTTCGGTGGCTGTAGGGACGCTGGCAAAGAGTTCCTCGAAAGCTCGGATTGCCCGTTGATCAGGCAAGAACTTTGCTAGGTCGTTTCGGTTGAGATTGATGCGGTTCGCCATTACCAGACAAGTGGTTCGAGCCTTGCGTCAAGTCGTGCGATGGACATATGCGCGTCACTCGTCCCACGGAACCGGTACGTTCGCCAATCTCCCATGCGACCGTTACGCATCCACGTCAGGCGCTTGTAGTAGTCGCCAATCTTACCGGCCTTTATGCCGCGTTCGACCGAGTAAGTCAGACCGTCTGCTGAGTAGCTTGCAAAGATGGTTGGGTCAACGCCAAGCGCCACCCGCCCAGTAAGTGCAACAAGTTCCATCTCATGGAAAATAGCACCTTTACCTTCGTTGTAGAAAATCTGTGTTTCAAACTGCCAGCCGGTCAAGTTTCCCCACACCGACGAGATGGTGTCTACCGTGTAGCCGAGGTTCGCCGTTGTGGTGTCAGCACACACCCACTTGTCGTAGACGTACACAAAGTTGCGTGCACGGTAGCCGTTGTTGCCAACAAGACCGTCTGCGAGCACAAACCAAACGGCCTGTTGGGCGATTTGCGAGGCTGTGCCGTCGTACACAAGCGTGCGGTCAGGAAGGTGAATGTACAGGTGGTTCAGTCCATCGTGAAGACGCGTTTCACAGACAATCTGAGCCAGAGTAGTTTCAGAGTAACTTGCCAGAATCTGGTCAATCTCGCGGGTTGAGACCTTGACCGTGTTTGCCCCAGTCGCGAGCCATACCGAGACCTGCTCGTTTCTCCCGCCTCCGACGAATGCCATAGCATCCAGATAGACGCATGAGGTGTACGTTCCCACACCCCCTCGCTGTATCTGGGCTCCCTCAACGCGCACGAACGGGAAGTCCCCTGCAAGCCCCGCGTTGTTGAAGAGCTCGATGGTGTGTCGGTTAACCGCATAGACCTCGTTCCTGAACTTCTGAATGGAGATAACGCTGTCTGGGTCGGCCTCGCTGGTCGCTTTGTACGAGATGACCGTTGGGTCGCTGATGCTGGTAATAGCCAGCAGGTAGCCGTCGGTGACGAAGAAGTACCCGTCCACCCAACAAAAGTCGATGAGCGGCCCAAGTTCAGGATCGTCTGCGAGCTGGGTCAGAACCGTGCCGTTCCAGTAGTACAACGTACCGTTTGACAGCACTGCAAGCAGGTCGGTTGAGTAGTCGAAGGTGACTTGCCCTGACCCACCAATATCAGCCAACACCGTGACGCCGCCGAGAACATCCACGCTGACGAGCTTGGTGCCCATGGCGCGGTACAGCGTGCCTTTCCACTCAATGCCGCCTCGGTCGAGTCCTGGGCCTGTGCCGAACTGCACAATGCCATCAGCCGGCCTCAGGTAACCGTTGCTGATGCCGTTTGGTTGGATGACCGGTACGAGGTTGCGCGGGTAGCTGCGACGGAAGTCGCTCGCTCCATTGGTGTAGATGCCGCTGAGTACCGGTACTTCCATTTACTTCTTCTTGGCGGTCTTTGCTGATGCCTTGAACGCGGCTGCGGTCGGCGCTCCCTTGGAACCCGGCTTACGCATCCGCTCTTTGCTGCCAGCTTCAATGCGTTCGCGTTTGGCGTGGATGTTGGCGTAGAGTCCCTTTTTCATTTGCAGTTCCAGCGTTTGAGTGAAGCAGCTTTGCGCGTAGGCCGGCCTTTCTCATCCTTCATAGGCCCAGGCATCCCGCTCATCCTTGCGCAGAACGAGGCCTTACGGCCTGCGTCTGCCTTGGTCTTGGGACTTGGAGCTGGAGGCTTGAGCTTGGAGCCTGTGGCTGCGTTGTATTTGGCGCGACCCTTGGCTGTGAGCCCTGCCCCTTTGGAGGCTGGGAGCTTTTCGCCGCGCCCTACGGAGAGTGATACTGATTTAGGCATCTTGAGGAGGAGGAGTGAAACTGCCGTCTTCGTTGCGTGTCCAGCCTTCAAATGCTTGCCCAGCATACTGCAACTGGTAAAGCGTTGTTCCTTCTGGCGGTGTATACGGCGTTACACCATCCCATGCTATCACCATCTGCACGATAGCCGTGCTGTTTGATACTATGGCCCAGTTGTTTGTCATATTAGAAATACGTTACGATTTCGACTGCAGCGGAACCGCCGCGCCCACCTGCTCCTCCAACAAACGCATATGCAAGCGACTGATTTGATACTGTTGCAAGCGCATTTTGATCCAGCGTTATTTCGTTCGTTCCGCTATTTATGGATACGATTTTTGCGTATGAAAGCCTAGCCTTTGCAGAGCCGACCGTAGGAAAAACCAGCGTGTTTGTTGGGCAAGTGTAATAGAATGGCTTGTTTGAAACAGTTGCAGTTGCTGCCGATGCTAATGTAACACTAGTTGATCCAGCGGTTGCGGATCCTGACACAACCGCTCCTGCTGCCCCAACTCCATCTCCTAGGAACATAACAGATGTTACGTCAACGGGAAATGCCGCCGAGGCTGTTGCTGTTGTCGAGCCGGAAGTTGTTGACCATGTCCCAGAGCCAACGATTGAAACTGCCATTCCAACGTAAAGTGGCGTTACGTCAGATACAGTTACAACTGGAGATCCAGATGTTGTGTTTGCCCCGCTAAGGAACCCAACGCAGTTCATTACGGTAAGCGTTTGATTGCTTACTGTTGACGATGCGTTCGTTGATAACGTGAATGCCGTTGCTGAAGACACTCCTTCAACGTGCCTGTATCCAGAGTCTGAAGTGCTTGGTGTAATCCCAGTGCTCGCCCACAACGCCTGTCCCCATGTTAGCCCAAGCGTTGATGAAACTGTTGCTGCTTTGGAGTTTACTGTTGTTGAAAGACCAGCCATCGTGCCTATCCCAGCAACTACCAGTTTTCCACCTGTCTCGTTGCCTGTAGCCGCTGCGCTGATTGTAAACTGCGTCTCGCTAACTAGGGATGCGACTGTTGTTCCTGCTGGGATGTTGGCGTTGTTGAAAATGGTCAATCCGACAATGACGCCTCTTGTTGAAGTGCAGTTAACCGTGGTGCTGCCCGACGTGAGATTGATCCCTGTTACTAGAATTGGCGTGCCTGCCCTTGCAATGCCTCCTCCTCCCCCGCCTCCTCCGTATCCGCAAGTTGCAAGTGCTGTCTGGTTTGTTGCCGTTCCTGTTGCGCTTGCCGTCAGTAGGAATGTAGTTGCGTTTACAATTGAAGCAACTGTGTTTAGCGCAGCGCTTGAAGCTGGGCTTGAAATGGTCGGGCAATTTGCAATCCCCATCCCAACAACTAATCCTGCCGTTGATGTGCAAGTTACAGTTGTCTGTCCGTTTGTTGTTGAAACCCCAGTAAGATTAACTGGTGGATACCAGCTCCCACCATCGCCTCCGCTCCCGCTTAATCCCGTTGAAGTAAGTGCCGTAATTCCTCCTGCACCTCCAGAGGAGTTTCTGTCGCCAAACGAGCCCGTTCCGGCCATACACGCAGCTTCGGGTTGAGCTGTGAAGTTTGTGGTTATGGGATTTATAGTCGGCCCAATAAGCGTCGGGGTTGCAAATATCGTAGATTTCTCTCCCCCTGCGCCAGACCCTCCTGCTGCGACTCTTCCAGTATTTGTGCTGGTACTGAAACTTGAACCTGGTGCTAACCCTGGATTGCCGTCGTATCCAGCACTAGTTCCACCTGGTGTTGAACCGTTGAACGGACTTAATGTTCCCATCCCGCCTGCGTTTGCAGGAAGTCCAAGTATTCCATGTATCAAAATGCCCGATGCATCCGTGCCTGTTGTGCTTTGTCCGTATGTGTTTGCTAAATATGATGGATAATACAGGCTTTTTAATGCTGGAATACTTACGCTAAATTGACTTGGCAGATTGTCTGCTGGCATTGCCACTATTACCCTTCCCCCAGATGCCCCTCCAGAACCTCCGTATGCTGCTGTTGATGTTCCTGCGATTGCCTTAAAGCCAGGGCCTCCAGAAGATCCTTGTGATATGGCGGTGATTTGGATGAACTTTGCTCCCGCTGGTTTCGTCCATGTTCCGCTGGAGGTAAACACTTGCCTATCCACAGGGGTTCCACCCCCTCCACCGCCTGCCGTTGCCCACGATACATTCGACCCGTCCGTCGTCAGGAACTTGCCGCTGTTGCTCGTTTGTGATGGCAGCACCGCATTGGCTGCGCCTGGTTGAGTTGTTGCGCCTGTGCCTCCGTTTGCAAGAGCCAGAGTCCCTGCGAGCGTAACCGCTCCTGTGGATGCAGTGGCTGGTGTGAGCCCTGTGGTTCCTGCGGAGAATGAGGATACGCCTGCTGCGCCTGCAGATGCAGTGGTCTGGATGGTTCCATCCCCGAACTTGATGCCGCTCGTGTCCACAGACAATGCAACTGCTGTATCTGGTGTAACGCCCACGCCAACACGTCCGCTTGCACTGATTGTAAACGGAGTGGTGTCTGGGTTTGAGTCTTCAACAAGCAACGAAGGGCCAGCACCAAGATTCGTAATCCGCACTGCCGCCGCCGTGGAGGACGTGTTTGGCAAATCTACCGTCAAGGCTCCGTTGGGGTTTCCAGCGTTCTGTGTAATTGCCAGTGCAACGGGAGTGGTGGTTCCCGTAGGTGTTACAGCTTGATTTGTGGTGAAGTTGTTTGGCTCCGCTGTAGCGGCGACCGTGTTTACGGTTGCGCTTGAGCCTTTGTACCTGATCAGGTTATTGCGAATCCAAACATCCCCATTAGCAGAAGTAGTTGGATCAGTATTTGCAGACCCAAGATTCAATGGAGCTGATGCTGCCGTAACCGCAGGGAGCGTGAGTTTGCCCGTCATCGTATCCCCCGTCTTCAGCACCGTCGTGCCGCCTTCAGTCACCTTGCCTGTGGTCGCTCCAAAGTCCACTGCGATTGTTCCAGTGCTTGTGATTACGCCGCCTGTTAACCCCGTGCCTGCTGTAACGCTGGTGACCGTTCCGCCTCCACCACCACCTCCCCCTGCGGTCGTTTGAATCGTGCCGTCTCCAAACTTAATCCCCGTAGTATCCACCGACAATGCGACTGATGTGTCTGGAGCCACCCCGATGCCCACGCGCCCATTGTTCGCTACGGCAAACCGAGTGCTGTCTGGGGTAGTCTCGTCATTGACAACTAGGCTGTTCCCAGAACCGAGATTCGTGATAACAACCGCATCGCTCGTTGCTGTGGCTGTGTTTGAGATTGTGACAACCTCCCGTGTCCCCGTGTTACTTACGGTGAGCGCAGGGTCGGCATTCATCGTCCCAGCAACGATCTGGGGTTGATTAAATATTTGTTTGAGGGTTAACGAGGCAACTGCACGGGAGGTTGGCCCTGTTGAATCTCGATAGCTAAGAGCACCTTGATTGGAAATCCAAAGGTCACCATCAACCAATGCAGTCGGAGAGCTTCCAACTGTTCTTGCTCCAAGGCTAATCTTAGCAATCGTATTGTCCGCAGCGGCTATAATACGCCCCGTCATCGTGCCGCCCGATGTCTGCAATGCTCCAGTAATGCGCGAGTCATCCCCCGCCGCTACTGTGCCTGCGGTCGTTCCCGTGTTCTTGGTTGCAGAATCGCCAAGACTCAATCTCGTCCGCATTTCAGCCTGATCAGCAGACTGCATGAACGTGTCAATCGAATTGGATACTGTGATGTCAGGCATATGCTTTAGGGTCTAACGTATTTATCGCCGGTTACCGGCTGTAGGTAGTACCCGCCGCCGACTGCTACGGGACGGATGTAGTAAAAAGCTGTTGGAGGCGGCACCGGCGTTACGCCAGAAACTGCCGCAGGTATCTTTGACCGTCTTCTGGAGAGATACCGAATCACAAGCCAGCGCCAGAAATGATGTGAACCGTGGTTGTGCTGGCAGAAGAGAGCAACGCAATCACGTTGTCATCCTCGAACTTGCCAAGGGACACTTGGCTACCGGGCATGATGATGTAGTCTGCGGCAGTTGCCGTAATCGTGCCTTGCCCAACGCGAACGTAAGCGGCATTTGTCGCACCGGTGTTTGTCACGCACACGCTGCGCGTACCAGCCCGAATCGCGTACTGCGCAGAGGTCGTCGTTGCCGTGCGCGTTGCGCCGCTACCGTAAGAGGGATTAAATGGAAGTGTCATAAAGCGTTACTTGCTGATTTTGACCTTGATTGTACCTGATGAAAAAGTCTTGGAAACGCCAGAATTGTTTACAATCAACACGCGCACAACATCTGCCGTTGAAACCCACCCTTGAAATAAACAATCCTGTTGGGAGGCCGAGAAGGTAACATCGACGAAATCCCCAAGTGCAGCACCAGTAACAACCACATTTGTGCCAGCAATGCCTCCATTTGCAATGGTACCTGGATTCCATGACGCACTGCCATAGATGACATTCGGCCCTGTCACATTGTACCACGTCTTCAGTACTGGCTCGAAACGCAACCGCAAAACGCCACCTGCAATCAAAGCCGATGGAAGCCCGCTTGCAGACGCTCCGTTAAGAGAAATCGTCAATGCCGCAATCGTCTGCGTTGTAACAATGAGAACTTCTTGGTTAGCAACACACCCGTCAACCAGCGGAAGTTGAACTGTCAGCGCCGCAAGGCTTGATGCAGGCGTGAGAACCAGCCACACGCTGTCTCCAGTTCCAGAAACCGCAACAGTCGAACCGGTCAGCGGAGCTGAGTACTGAATCACGCTGTTGTCATTCAAGGAAATGTTCTGCTCGATGAAGTTCGCAACGGCTAAACCGGTGCAGTTGTAATCGAGCCCGTTCTGGTTGACAGCAAACAGCGTCGAGTTGCTGATGCTATCGACGTTATCGAGGTTTTGAATAGCCATGTTAGCGGAACTGAAGTTGACCGTTGGGTTCCTGTTCGATTGGAGCAATGGACGGAACCGGCAGGAACGGCCAATCCACATCCTTGTTGCCGGCACCAGCAGGCATCGTCGAGGGGTACTGTTGTTGCAGTACGTTGGCGCTCTGCATGAGGAGCGTCTGGTAGCCCGAAATCGCGCCTAGCTTGGTGTCTGGGGAAGGCGTTTTGCCAAACTGCGGAGCAATCCGCATCGCCAGATTCAAAATGATGGCCTCGTTCGCGGTGATCGGGACGTTCGTCTCAGTATCCAAGTCCGCGTTCTCAGGCGAGTTCGTTAGCGGATAGCCAATCTGGATAGCTTTCGCGTACCACTGCGCCACCATGGCGTCCAGCCGGCGCACCGCAGACTGAAGCTCGTCCGCAGTCAGGTCAAACACATAAGACGCCAGCCCAAGTTCCTCGAAAGCGGCCTCAACGAACTGGCGTTTAGTGTATCCCATGCGTCATTTGCGCCTGCGGCGCGGTTTATCTTCTTCTTCGTCGTCTTCAGCCAGCAAAACCGGCTCGCCAGCAACCTCAGGAAGGGGCGCGGCCTCGGATTCCGGTTCATTGACCACAATCTTCACCTTGGGCTCGTTCTTGAGCCTTTCAGCGGCCTCCACGGCCTTGTTAAAAGCATCCACAGCATCTTCAACAGTCAAACTCCAGCCCAAGGAGAGGGCTTCGTCGAGTTCGTCTTGAGATTCAACGCCGCAGTAGTCGAAAGTGCCACCTACCGCCTGATTCTTACCGGGCGAGCGGTACACCATTGAAGGAAACTCAATCATTTTTTCAGTTTTCCAACGGGTTTTCCAGCCGCTTGCTTCGCTTTGCGAGCCGTTGAGAGCGCGATTGCAATCGCTTGCTTCTGCGGTTTACCGGCCTTCATCTCCTTGCTGATGTTGGAGGAGATTGTCTTCTGCGAATAACCCTTCTTGAGCGGCATAAGTTGCGTAAAGTTAAGGGGATGGCCCCGAAGGGCCACCCCCCAAGTGAGGCTACTATACCTGATTGAACAGGATGATACCACTCATTTCGGGCTGCTTGTTCACAACCCCGTAGAACGTGTCCACGCGATACTTGGTCGTGAGCGAGTCCTGATCGAAACGCTTGGTCATAACGAGTTCCAACCCTTGGTCGGTCGAGCCGCGCATCACCGCCACACCGGCGTTGTCGGGCATCGCATAACGGCCAGGTAGGATTTCAATCGCGTCCTTGTGCCAGAAGCAGTTCACTTGAGCTGCCGCCGTGTTGAGGATCGTGATTGCCGAGTTGGATGCCTTGGTGTTCACCACGCAGTTTTGGTTCTGCGCAGAGGAAGCGTTGGCAACCTGATTGGAGATGATCGGAGGGCTGATGACGATAGCTTGGCTACCAGCAGCAGGCGCACTCGCCGAGATGACACGGAAGGTCTTAAGCTGACCGGTGTCGCCTTTGGTGATGTGATGCACTGCGTTGACGCCTGCGATGGTGAATGCGTCCCCTGCCGCCAAAGCGCCAGCGGAAACTGCCACCGTCAGCGACTGGAAGCGGTTATCCACGTTGAGCCGCTCGGACGTCGTTGGCGAAGTCGAGATGGCTTTCGGGATGTAGTAGTTCGCTGCGCCGTCAGTCGTGTTGATGGTCGCCGTAGCAGACCCAGCAGGCAACCGCACCGCGTAGTCGAGCTTGTAGATGTCGAAGGACGCCACCATCCCAACGTACGCACGCTCATAAGCCTTGTCCGACTTCTGGTTCCCGAAGGAGCGCGAAGCCTTGGCAAGGTCGTTAGCGAGGCCGTTGTAATCCCGCGTGTTCAGCGCGAGGTAGCGGTCGCCATCCATGATGCCTTGCTCGTTGAAGATGGCCTCGCACTGGGCAACGTCATCGAAACCGCTCGAAGCACCTGCTGCGGTCGTGCGCTTAACCACCAGCGTGCCTTGATTGGCCGCGATTTGGAGCACCGACACGTTGATGTCAGAAGCGAGTTTCTGTTTCGCCGAGTTGCCAAGGCGTTGCTCTTGCAGAGCGTCACGAAGCTCTTGAGCGTTCATCTCAAAGGCCACCGTGCGGGTCTGGTTGATGCTGGCGGGAACCGCGAGCTGGGTATAGGAAGCGTAGCCACCAACGCTGGTGATGTTCGTTCCAACCCCTGCATTGGAGATCGAAGTCGCAATGTAGGGCTGGGGACGCCAGATGACGTTGTTGGTGCGTTCCATCGTCGTCTGATCGGTGTTGTAGATCGAGACGTTGCGCGAGAGAACAAGCGCGTCATTGAACCCCTCAAGGAGGTTCTCAAACGCTACGCGCTCTTCTTTATTGAATGAATTAGGCATAGGTTACTTTTTTGACTGCAATTGACGTTTGTAGGCCAAAATCTGCGTGTAGTCACCGGTGCGCTCGGCCTTTGCGCGTAGGTTTTCCAACACTTCGTCGGAACCACCGGTTGACCTTGCCCCGCCTGACGGTGGGGTCTTCTCTGGAGGAGGAGCAGTTTTCTTTGTCACCTTGAGTTGTGTTTCGAGTTTAGCCACCGCGAACGCGAATCTCACCGGGTCTTTTATCTCAGAGAGTTCCTTCGCTTTCTTGGGGTTTTTACCCAGCGCGTACACCAGTAATGCCGAGTTGTCCGATCCTTGTAGCAAGATGCCTTGCTGCGTTATATCGAGCACCTCCTGCACAGCCGCCTCGGCGTCCTCATAATCCCGAACCTTTAGCTCCGTCTTCGACTTCGCGTAGGTTTCGAGTTTCCTCTGCCATTCGGCTTGTTGGGCTTGCTGCTTCTCCTCGGCCTTAGCTTGCTCTTCAGCGGCTTTCCGTCTCCGGTCAAACCACTCAGCCAGCTTGGCCTCGTACTTCTCCGTGTCGTAATCGGCGCCTTCCAGTGTCGGCTTCGGCCCAGGGTCAACCGGATTGTTCTCAGTTGCCGATATTGCCTTCAGCTTCTCCTCTAGCTCCCGATTCTTGCGGTGCAGTTCCCGATTGGTTTTACGCACTTCACGCACCCATTCAGGTGCCTTCTCTGCGTCCTCTTTCTGGGTTGGCGAATCCCCGATGCTAACGTCAATCTCTTCCGAAGTGGTCGCCTCCCCGTCTTTGGCTGGCTCCGAGGCCACCGGCGTACCGGTCTCCTCAGCCACAGCCTCCGCTACGGGAGCTTCCTCATCTTCCAAGACAACTTCAGCACCTACTGCCGTGTTGTTGTTCTCCATTTTTTCTTACTTAGTGGGCTTGTCCACTAAAATGTTTGCATAGGCGCTGCCGGCATAACCGGTGCCACCAGCTTCTGCACATCGTCTTCGATGCGATCAGCCAGCTTCATCGCCTTGTCCTGGTCGATTTGACCAGCCTTTGCAATCGTCTCTTCGGTCTTCGCTCTCGTCTCCTCAGCTCTTGCCAGCGTAAGCACCGTATCGGCTTGTGCCTTTGTAGCGAGCGCATTTGCCCTTTGCGCCTCTGCTGCGAAGTACTGCGTCTGTGCGTCCGGTTGGGCGTTCTGGGCCTCTGCAAGGAGCTCCTGTGCCTCTTGCTCGGTTGGTTTAACCGCCCCCATCCTGAGCAGCTTCTTGCGGAAGTACGTCCGCACATCGCCAAGTCCTTCGCCTTCCATGTTCATCATCGCCATCGACGAGAGCACATTCATCGTCTCTGGGTCTTGCGTCACCGCCATCATCGAGAGCAGCGCCTGCACCGTCGCCTGCTTCTTCGTCGTTGAAGACGGCCCAACGTCCACCGCCACATCGAACTCAGCTTCCGAGAGGTCGTTGTCGTACTCAAGTTCACCGGTATCGGGGTTAATCACCGGCGTCATAAGCTCAATCTCGTCCTGCTGGCCGTTGGCGGTCACCACCTTCATCTTGCGCTTATCTTCCACGAACACGTCTTTAGCCATGGACAGCCAAACTTCGCCCACGCGCTTAATGGCCTTAGCCATGTTCGAGACGTAGATGTAGCTCTGCATATCGAGGCGCTGCATCACCAAGTCCACCGCCTTGCTCGTCACGTGCGAAACCATCTTGTCCCCGTTGCCTTGGGAGCCAAGAAGCTGCTGCATATCAATGTCCGTCACCCCAAGCAGCGCCGCCATCGCAGGCGGTACCTGCGGGGCTTTGGTGTACGCAATCGGGGGCGCCGGTTGCACCGCGCCTTGCGCGTCCGTAATGCCGTTCACCAGCAAATACGGATAGTTCTTAAGGTTGTCTTCAGCCCACATCACCTGATGCCCCGCCACCTGTTCAGGCATGAAGATAGGCTTCTCCATGGACGATAACGCCGAAATCTCTGCGAGCTTGGATAGCTGCATATTCTTGAGGCGTTGCATATCCTTGGCGAGGCGAACGTGCCCCATGCACCGCTCCACGTTGTCCACAAACCAACGCTTCCCGTACACCGGCACAATCGGAATGCACCGCCCCGCAATGTACCCGCAGTCCTCAAGCACCTTGCCCCCCGACATAATCCACTTGTGTACCTTCTTCTGCTTAATCTTCTTGCGCTTAACTTCCTTGTACCCCAGCGCCTCCATCTCCTCCATCTTGCCCTCTTTTAAGACCGACAAGAGCTCCTTCTCCTCATCCCCCATAATCCCCTCAAACGTCACCATGTAGTCCGTCTTCTCCTCCACACGGTAGTACTCCGCAACGTAAACCACATCCGGTGTCTGCCAGTCGAACTGGGTGCGCGTAATCTCCTTCGGCCATGTTGCAGGATCGTCCCCCCACTCCGCTTCGTAGTCTTCTTTGGTCAGCGCCGTAATCACAAAGCACCGCTTCGCGTCCGCTTTGTCCTGCCGCTTCGCGTTCAAGTCAAAGTACACCGAGCTGTCCGCATCGTAAATCGGCTCAATGCAAATGCGCTGCTCGTCGCTCTCGCCGTCGTACTCGTCCTCGTACTCGTTGCGCAAACGCAGCGCCCCAAACCCACCGGTCACAGCCTCCTCAAAGGCGTTGTCGTACGCTTCCTCGGCGCTCGAATCCACTTCCGTCGCTCGAAACAGCCCGTTGCACGTTTCCGCCAGATTCTCGTACTCTTTCTCGCGTGGGACGTACTCCACCGTGATACGGTTTGAGCGGTAGTCGTTGATAATCCGCATCACCGCCAACTGCGTCTTGTTCACCTCAAACCTCGGGCGGTTTTCGTACTGCTCAGAAAGCGGCCCCTCCCACTGGGCGCCTGGTATCGAACAAAACCGGCGGTCTTGCAGGCACTGCAACCGCTCCGTGCGCATCACCTCTTGTATGCGGTCAAACTCCGCAAGCGCCTCCGCATGCACCTTAACCGGGTCGTTCTTACTCATATCGCTCATCATGCGGGTTTGGGGGCTTGTGTCAATGGGGCTGGGTATGTTCAGAAGGGGGCTGGGGGGCTTGGGGGGGTGTCGGCTGGAAGGGCGCTACTTCTTGGAGAAGAAGTTCATCACCGGCACCACTTCAATAAGCTTCTGCAACTTCTTCTTCAAACTCAACGCCGCTCGGTTCAGCCCGCTCACCACCAAGTACCGCGTTGCATCCATCAAGTGGTCGTTCTCCTTCACCACTCTGCCCTTGTCGTCCCGCCGGTACAACCGGAACTCAGCTACCCAGTTCGTCATGCTCTTAAACACCTTCAGCCTCCCCGTGGACATCCGCTGCCACACATCGTATATCCCCGTCTCAACCGCGTTGTTCGCCACCGTCAAGTCCAGCCCCATCTGCCGGTAACGCACAAACAACTGCTGCCCGTCTACCTGCGTTCTCCCACGGCTCGCAGGGTCAATGACCCCAGGGATACCGCGCCCCCTCGCGTTTATCGCCTCCGCGTGAATCGCCGGCTCCGCCTGACCGCGATAGTGCTCCGAGTACAAATACAACGTGTCGCTCTGCTGGTCGAGAGCGCCAAACACCGCCGCTGTCTTGTTCCAGCCCACATCCATCCCAAACACCCGAGGCCAATGCACCGGCACCTCAAAGTCAGGTACCACAATCTCGCTCTCCGGTACCGGATATATCGCCCCAGCCCCCAACTGCGGAACGCCCTTCGACCGCGCATCCCTCTGAAAAGGCGGTATGCTCGACCACAAGTCCTCCTTCTGCTTTTGGCTTAAGTGCGGTACGTCGTCCCACGTTGCCATCCCCACGAACTTCGTCCCCTCCGCTCTCTCACACACCTCACCGTCCCTCAAGAACGCCATCACCGTCTCGCTCATGCCGAGCAGCGGCGTAAACGTCAGCATCACCATACCGTCGTTCGTCATCGTCCGCAGCAACGACTCGGTGTAGATGTCCAACGGCGGCTCCTCGTCCAGCCAGATGATGTCCTGCTCCGTCCCTTGGAAACTCTCACGCCGCTGGTCGTAACTCTTGAGGGTTAACCGCGACTCGCCTCCCGATGCGTGACGCACCACGATGATTTCCACCGCGTCCGCAATCCCCGCCTTCGCCGACACCCGCAGGATGTCCTCCTTCGGGATGAGACCCGTCCCATGGCTCCCCGCCGGCCCCAGCAGCTTCGTCTGCAAGATGTCCCGTGAGGTCTTACCGGTGTCCCCTGCCGCCCACGCCGAGATGGGGCGATCAAACCGGCGACCCGTCCACCATGAGGGGTACCGGCCCGTGAGGTGCAGCGCCATCTCGAAGCCGCCGATGCCCTCGGTCTTGCCGACGCGGTTCGCGGCCATCATCAGACGCTCCTTGTACTTCGCCCCCGCCTCGAAGAAGGCTAGGTGCTTCTTGTAGAGCTCCCGCCTGAGGGGTCCGGTGTCTGGGTAGTAACCGAGCAACCGGCGCTCGCGCTTGCGGCGCTGGAGCTCCTCCAAACACAAGACGAGTTCTGCCTTCTCTTCGGGACTGAGTTCTTTCACGGGTTAATAGCGAGATTCGCGGAGACGCCGCCGTTTCCGCTGTAAGTTCCCCACCCCCCTCGGGGGGTTTCTAGTGTTTACCTCGTCCAGCATTAGAATCAATAAGCTTTCCCTATTACGCAATACAATAACAGACATGGATAGTTCTTTTGACGCTATGCGTTTGCCTTAACCTCTTCAGCATCAACGACATCTCCCGTTTCGATGCCCCCCGCACTCAGCCCCTCGCGGAGCATACCCGCTACGCGTTGGCGTATTTCCGCGTCAGTCAGCGTTGCAACGTTACCAGGCGCGTTGTCTGTGGCAGCCGGGTTGCGCGGCAGAACCTTGCCCAGGAGCGCACAATAGGTGCGCGGATCTCTACGCGCCACTTCCTCAAGGTACGCGGCGCCGCCTAGCCTTTCAAACGAGAGAAGCACCGCCTCTTTGATTGTGGCTGTCACCTTGTTTGGCGTCCCTGCCTTCCGTCCGGACGTCCGCTGCAGATTCTCAAGCGTACCTACTCCCATCGGCGGATTATTCGCCAATAGAGAGAGCCTGAAGCAAGCTTGCTCTCTCCACTGATACGCAAAAAATGCGCATTTTTCTCATTGCCATCCCTCCCCATTTGCGCCAACCTTGCACCAAGTTGGCAGTGAGCCAACGCAACAAAAAACAACGTAACATTATGAAACTCAGCACCAAGCAACAAATCCAAACCATCGCCGCCGTTATGCGTGCGATGGATCCAACCATTACCGCATTGCAGGCACTCAGCACGGCCCGTTACGTGTTAAATCACCGATTCGGAGGAGATTACACAAAAGCACTCGAACACGCTCATGACCCCTATTTGGTTAATGGCATCATCTGCTGGTAACAGTCTCAACCAACCTAAACCCATGAAAAACAACCTCTTATCCCTCGGATTCTTCACCCTCACCGCCGTAGACACCATCGCGCTCTCCCAACTTCACCTTTCTCTTCCCGAAGCGCTCTGCGTCATGCTCCTTTTCCTTTGGAGCACCATCTTGCTTTGGCGTTCGCTCCTTTCCTAACCCTCTCAACCCCAACAAACTAAAGCCATGAATACAAACCTAACCAAAGAGCAAGCCATACAGGCCTTCGAGCAAGGCAAACCAGTCTACTGGAAGAGCTTCGCCTATCGCCTCATCCGCGACGAGAAGCTAAACCGCTACCTAATCCGTTGCGACGCAACGAACAGCGTCGACAACGTCACACACTGCACTGACGGATTCTTCGTCGCATAACACCAACCCTTCCAACCCTTTACTGCTACCAAAAATGAAAACGCAAAAACTCCTCGGAACAAACTCAGCAAAAACCGTTAAAGGTGAATCACTTAGCTACCTTACCGGAATCCTGTACCTCTCACCCTCAACCCTTTCTGGCGCTGGCAACGTCTGCCCGTGGGCAGGAACGTGCAAAGAAGCGTGTTTAAACTCCGCAGGGAGAGGCGCTTTCAACTCTGTTCAGGCGGCCCGCATCAAAAAGACACGCTGGTTTTTCGCAGACCGCAACTCCTTTATGGAAGCGCTGTATGAAGATTGCAAATCCTTGGTGCGCAAAGCTAAACGCGCTGGAATGCTTCCATGCATCAGACTCAACGGAACGTCCGACTTGGCCTTTCACCGCCTTGTCGTACCTTCCAAAGGTCTGACGCTGATGGAGTTGTTTCCAGATGTCCCTTTTTACGATTACACGAAGAGCATCAAGAAAGCGCTGGATAACGCACGCGGCATCCATCCATCCAACTACCATGTGACATTCAGCCGTGATTCAGCGGCAAACGAGCCCGAGTGCGAGCAAGTTCTTCGCGCTGGCGGCAATGTCTCTGTCGTTTTCCGCGATTCTCTCCCCTCAACCTATTACCACCGCCCCGTCCTCAACGGCGATGTGACGGATCTCAGGTTTCTGGACCGCCGTGCTAGAGCAGGCCGTTCTGGTTTCATCATCGGACTAAAAGCCAAGGGCAAAGCCAAGCGCGACACATCTGGTTTTGTCGTCGATGCATCAAACTAAACCAACCCGCACCCCATGCAAACCTTCCACCTATACGTCAACACGCCGACGGGCGCTTACCTTGGAACCATACAAGCGCCAACCCTAGAGTCAGCCCAGACGGCAGCCGATAAGGCATTCGTACTACCTTGCAAGGTACGGACCGTTCCCCCGCCCCCCGTTGACGCGTGGCGTGTTGGCTCAGATGGCAAACTCTACCGACACTAAGCGCCACTCCTTCCCTATTCCAAGCCGAGCCCTAACGGGTTCGGCTTTTTCGTGCCTTTTCCCTTCCCGCTCTTCCTTCCCCCCTTCCCGCTCTTCTCCCCCACTTTCCGCTATGCCTACCCTCACCGCTTCCTTCCTTTCGTTCTCACCCCCTTTCCGCTCGTTTTGAGCCTATGTTTCTTTCCGCTCCTCTGTACACGTTTCCCTTTCCAACCCTGAATCCAACCTAGCAATCCCAACCTTAGCGACGCCTTTCCGCTCCCGAAACCCTCTGAAACCCTGATTTTCCGCCTGAAACCGTTTTTCGATTTTCTGCCTTTCGGAAACTTTTTCACGAATTCGAAAATCTCCCCAACCGTTTCGGATTCAGATCGCTAATCCGGTTTTTCCGCCACAAACCCAGCACCTTTCGCAAACTTTTCGCAACTTTCCCCTAAACTTTCCGTCGGAGCTGCCGACAAAAACAAGACAACCCCAAACCAAACAAAACCATGCAAACCCAAACAAAACCAACCCCCCGACTGAACAAATACCCTGCCGACTGCGTCGGCTGCGGGTGCCGTGTATTGGCGCAGAGCGGAACGCTCACGCGTTTGCGTACTGGCTGGGCCGTTCAGTGTGCTGACTGCGTTGACCGGTGTGGTGACGCGCCCAGTGAGTCTGCCGCTGAAGCCCTCGCGTGGTCTGCTGGCAACGGTGTGTCGTATGGCGTTGCCTTTGGTTCGGCTCGGTTTATCCGCAACCGCCGTGGGCGCTGCGAGGACGCCCCGTGCTGCGGATGCTGCACGATTTAACCAACCCAAACCCAAACCAAACCCCCCTAGCCGAGCCGTCCCCCGTGGACGGCTTTTCTTTTGCCCTGCTCTCCTCACCCGCGCCGTTCTCTGCGGTGCGTTCTCGGTGCCTTTCTGCGCGTTCTGAACCCATACCCTGCTCTATGCCCCCTCCCCGATCCCGTCCCCCGCCTGATCCGTCTCCGCCGTCCCGTCCCGTCACCCTCCTCACGCCCTGGGCCTCGCCTGGGCTGCGCAAACCGGACAAACGGATTTACGTCCTGTTTTCTGGGTGAAACGGTTTTCCGATTTTCTGGGTTTGGAAAAACTTTTCACGAATCTGAAAATCCCGTCAGCGTTTTCGAAACTGGAACGTTGATCCGGTTTTTGGCTGGCCGTCTCTCCGGCCTGTCACGCCGTTTCTGGCTCAACCGTGATCGAGCCACGCAGTGCGTTCGCGGAAGGCATACACCCTTACCGCATGCTGGCGTTCTCTGGCAACAGAGTTCTCCTCAGCCTGCTGACGGCGCTGCTGACGGCAGCGGCCTGCGCCGCTGGGCTCCCTGCTTTTCTTGCCTGTAGCAGTCTGATGAGTGCGTCGACTTGGGCGACGCCTTGGGACAGTGGCATCTTGGATTCTAACATATGTTCACAAAGAGCGGAGTCTGCTCTCCCACATAAGTGTAGAACGTGTTGAACTCCAGATGCTCGATTGCGTCTTCCATGCTCATGCCTTCGTCCATCATGCACTGCACGCACGCGGTTTTGTCGTAGACGGCTCGCTGCGGGTAGTCGTCGGTAAAACCGATGAAAGCTTCGTCCAGCCCGTCTGCCAGAAGAAGCTCTACTCCCTGCTCTTCGCATATCTTCTGTATTTCTTCTCTGTTCATAAAACGATCCTGCGGTTGTTTGACTGCTGTATTACCCCCTCGTCCTCAAACGCACCCAACAGAGTAAACTCGGGGCTTTTGGGGTGGTTTTGGGCTGTGGTTTGGGGACGCGCGGTCATAACCCGAACTCCTCGGCCATGGTCACGCGCACCACAATGGGTACGCTCGCCTGCATATACCGGTCTGCGTCCAACAACACCCCCTTGTCCCCGCCCCTCCAATCCAAGTCCGCCATCACCCGCACCATAAGACGCTCACGCAAATCGCTCACCACCTCGCTGCCCTGCACAACCAAATCCTCCGCTTCCCTAAGCTTCCCACGAAGCTCCTCCGTGAGCCCTCGCTCCAAGTCCAGGCGCTTCTCCATCTTCTCCAGCGCACGCATCAGATTCCTGATGATGTCCTCTGGCTCCATCACCGGTAGCCCCGTATCGTGGATACCGGCGATGTAGTCGTTCTGTTCGTTGTTGTTATTTGGTGTGACCATGGCTTGTTGTTGGTTTGGTTTTGGTTGGTTTGGTTGCTGCTGAAAACTTCTTCCCGACTTTGCGGCACTCCGCCCCGCAGAAGCGGTGACCGTTGTTGATCTTTCGGAACACCGTGCCGCAGTTATCACACGCATAATCCGCCAGCGGTTTGCCCCGCAGACCACGCGAAACAAACCACACCCGCACGCTTTCGATGTTGGCCTTGCGCGAACACTCTTTGCTGCACCGCAAGTGCACCGAGCAGTTCTTCATGAATCTCTTGCCGCACTGGTCACACGCGATGACCCGCAACTTGTTCTGCTCACGGGTGCGTCCGCTGTACTTGGCGCGTTTGGGCTTCTCGGGCGGTACAACCGCTCTGCCCTGCGCCACCAGCTTGCCCACAATGGAGCGTATCTCGTCTGCATTTATTCTCATCAGGTTCATAAAAGTTCTTTCATCAAGGTTTCAAAAGCCTTCGCTGCGGTCGCTGGCACTACTCCGTTGCCCAGCATTCGCAGTTCATCTGTCCGATTGTCACTGGCGTAGCACAACTCTGCATAGTCCATCCAATCGGAAGGCCCATCAGCGCCTCCACCCAGCGGGGGTTCAGCTTGGCATTCTGCGTGGTCTGAGTTGCCACTTGGTCGTTGAGGTTCCGACTGCGCTCCGGGTTGTCCCACCTCTCCGCACCCCCACTGCGGTTGTCCCTCGTCTGAGGTGTCGCCCACTGCGGGTTCTGCACCGATGCCGCCAGATTCGGACTCCTCCCACTCCCCTGCTTCGTCTTGCCCTCGGCAATCGCTTTCTTCACCTGCGCCCTGCGCTCCATCATGCTCGCATGAAACTTCTCCCACGGCACTCCGTCGTTCGCGTTGGTCGCGTCCGGTGTCGGCCACGACTCTTGGCGGCTCCCATGCGTACTGCGGTTCGCCGGGACGGCTTGGCCACGCATCTCCGCCACTATCGCCCCCATCAATCTGTCCCTGCGATTGCGGTGCGTGCCATCTGGGTTCACTGCATCGAGCGAGCAACCCTCTGTGTCCTTCCAGTCCCTCGCCTTTGCGGTGGGCCATGATGAATACCCGCTTGCGCTGGTGCGGTGCGCCGACTTCAGCCGCGCTGAATATTCCCCACGCCGTGCGGTAACCGAGTCCTTCCAGCTCTTCAATGACTTCTCGCAGTCCAAGAGAGATGTGTCCCTCGACGTTCTCGAAGAAGCAGAGTCTTGGTCGCAGAATCCGAATGCCAGCTGCAATGGCAGGCCAGAGGTGTCGCTCGTCGTCTGCTCCGAGTCGCTTACCGGCTGCGCTGAAGGGCTGGCAAGGGTAACCGCCAGAGAGGATGTCCACGCGGCCAGAAAACGATCCCCAAGGGAAGGTTCGCAGATTAGTCCAGATCGGAGCCGCATCAAGCGACCCGCCTTCCATTCGCGCAAGAAGAAGCTCGATTGCGCTGGCTTCGATCTCCGCATAAGCGACCGTGCGCAGGCTTTGGACGCATCGGCGCAGTCCAAGGTCAATGCCTCCGTATCCTGTGCAGAGGGAGAGATGAGTGACTTCAGTTGATTTGGTAGTATCCACATGGTTTTTTGGTTGCACTTGGTATTTCGGCCAGTTCCCCACCGGCCTTTAGCAAAATCTTCACACCAGCCACTCCGGCGCCTTCTCCTCCGCCGGCGCATCCACATAGACACTCACCGCCACTCCCTCCTCCCCAGCCTTGCACCAACGCTTGCGCACGGTCAAATCCGCCACCCTGCTGTCATCGCCCACCCACATACCGCCATCAACCAGCGCGTCCATCACCAGCTTCGCCAAGTTGTCCGCATCCGGCTTGTGCGTGTGGGGATGACCGTGACGCGCCTCCTCCTTGGTCGCGAAGTGGAAGGTGAGCTCCATCGAAATCGCCTCACCGAGCCCCAGTGATTCGGCAGTCTTGCCGGCCTTGCGTAAAACAACCCCCGCAGACGAGCGTAACAGCCCCTTCCACGCACTGGAGCCAGCATCCAAGGTGGACACCGCTCTCCCACGCACAAAGCGCGGTCTTGGCTGCGGACGAGGCGTACCGGAAACGAAGAAAGTGAAGGTCATAAAAGTCTATCGGGATTGTATACAATGAAATCGGCGCGGGGGGATAAAACGGTCAGCAAACACAACAGCCAAAAAAAACAAGGCAACAACGGTCGATATAGAGGAAGTATCCTGCGAAGCAGTGTCCCCTCTCCTCTCAGGCAGCAAAGCGGTAGACTGAGAGAAGAGAGAGGGGGCAGTAGGAAGAGCGTAAGCGATGAGTACGCTACTCTCTATATAAGGGCTCATGTCCTCAAACATCGGTTTTCTTTCGCAAATCATACGGTTTTCAGGCACTTACTAGCGTCCTTTTTTGCTGTTTTTTTTTTACACGAAAAAATCTGTTGTGCAATACGTCAAAACACTTGCTCGTTTGCAATGGCTTTTACTCTGTAAATCCGTCGCGCAACACAGACGCAACTTTCTTGCGCAACCATTACGCAACAAAATAAAGTGTTGAGAATCAAGCATTTGCAAGGGTCGATTTTTGGCTGTTTTTTGGTTGTTTTTCAAAAGCTCGTTTTTTTGTTGTGAAACAAAATGAAACACACAAGAACATTTTTGCCAAAACCTCTGTAAAAAGTCCTTGAACATTTGCAAACAGCCTGTGACGATAAATGGCGTGCGTTTCGCACAACAACTATGGAAACTACTGGAAATCAAAGAACTAAAGTGAGAGCAGAATACTATCGCGAGTGGCGTGCAAAGAAACGTGCGAAAGCCGCAGAGGCGGTCGCTGAAACAAGTGACATCAAGGCCGATTTCAGGGCCGCGCTTAGTGCAAGCGTTGCCCTGCAAAAGGCTGTTTCGAGCCGTGAGGAGACTATTCGTCATCTGGAGAAGATGGTCGAGCTGCTTTCGGCAGACCTATGCGCTCGCCTTGAGCGAATCGAGACCGCATTACAGGTAAAACCGGCGGTGCCTCATCCAGCTCCTCATCCGGTGACTCAGCCATCCCAGCCATCTGATCAGGCTGACCATAAGCCTGCGCCCCCTTGGATGAAAAGGTAGCCCATGCCGCTTGACCGGCCTTGCCGACGCAGGTGCCGGTCTCTGGATCGAAGGCGTACTCGTTCCAGTCTGGGACAGACGCATACGCCCCTGCTTGGATAGCCGCACCGGTCTCATCCGAAGCCAATAGCCCCCCAGGCACATCGAGGTAGCTCTTCGCCTTGCTGCCCTTGACCGCACAGGAGACGATGAGCTCCTTCTGTAAGCCCTCCTCGATGAGGTGCCCGAACTCGCTCGCGCCAACTGCACGCAGCACCGGTGGGAGTTCTGAGCGGCGCTTGTAGAGTCCGTTGGCTGCGTTCTTGTTCCCCAGCGTGTACGGGTGCAGATTGCCAGCAGCTTCCCTGACGGCCAGAACCAGCCATGCAAGGCGCTCGGTCACGTTGATGGCGCTGTACACATCCACCTTGGTGACGTCCTGAAGAAGGCCGTTGCCATCCCGTAGCAGTGTGCGCTCGCCGCGCATGAGGCCCGAGATGTTCGCCTTCAGCACACCGAACCGGTAGCAGGAGTCCACCCGTGGGGCGAGGCCCATGCCCTTCATGCGGCGCTCGTAATCGGTGGCGTGCCAGAACCCAAGATTGATTCGGAAGTACGACGGTATGGCGCTGCTCCCGCGAATGGAGTTCTTCATGTCCTTGAGCGTGCGGATGGGCTCTGCCCCGGGCTTGCGGATGTGGTGCGTTATCATCAGCGCGGCGTGAAGCTCGCCGCACACGCGCCCTGCCTCGCGCATCATTTCTGCCACCGCCAGAGCGTTGTTCTCATCGCCGTGGGAGACTGCGTTGAAGGTGTCCACGCACACCAAGCACAGGTCTGGCACACGCTTAAGCTCGGTTATGACCGCCTCCCACTTGGAGGAGGCTACCGGCGCTCCGCTCCTCGGATCACGCTCAACGAGTGGGAACGCCCCGCCAACCGCTGAGAGCGGTATGACGACAAGCCGCCGGCCTGCCTTCGCGATGAGCCCACCTTGGTCAATCTCAAGGATACGCCGGTGCATTTCGGTCTGGCTGTCTTCGCACAAGAGCAGAACAGCGGTTCCTCCGTTGGTGATTCGCTGTCCACACCAGTCCAAATCCCCGCCGAACTCGGGATAAGCGGCCACTTTCAACGCTAAATCGGCGATTAAGCCAGTTTTCCCCGCCCCACCCTCGGCGATAAACAAGTGCGGCTCGCCTTTCACAACGAGCGATTCAACGAGATAGGTGTGCTCGGGCTTGGGCCACTTAATCCACCGGTGCGCTTCCCACGCTGAGAACCATGACTCGGCAGGTGTGCTCTGCGGGAGATGGCGCACGGGGGCAGGTGCTTGCGCTGGCGCCTCTGGCTTTCCGTTGCGCCGAACATCCGCGTTGACGAGTCCCTGCCACTCCGAAGCAAACCGTGCGTCCGTCCATGCGGGGTGCATCCGTTGCAGCATCCATCCCCGCGTTTGCTCGCGTGCCTCGTCCATCGTGATGACGCCGCGCCGAACCATCCCGAGATTCGCACCAGCCACCGAGTTGAACGCATCCCACCGAGTCTCCCCGCCGGCGCCCCCCTCGAACACGTCCCGCTGGAACGCCGGCTCCTGACGGAGCACGTTCCCGCTGCCGACTCCAAACAGCCCCGCCTCCGGAACCATGGCCTCCCCTGCTGGCAGCAACGTGCGCAGCCGCTCCCCCAGAGCTCCCGCGTTGTACACGCTCTCGGACTGCCACTCGATGACGGTCTGCACTGGTCGGCCCTGCTTGGCGTGGACGCTGCCGGCGAGCCGGATCGGTTGGTGAGCGCGTCCGTACGGGTTTGAGTCCACCCCGAGGCCCATGGCGGAGTCCCCGCCTGAGACCTTGGCAAGGGCGTCTCGCATCCGGATGGCCTGCTCGACGGGCACTTCATCATCCAGAGCGTACCAGACGTGCCGCTTCGGTGTGCCTTCGTCGGTTGTCCCACCGGAGCACACCACCAGCGACGGCTCACCTAGTTGCTCGGTGAGCTCTCGCATCTTGGCATCAGTGTCCCCCGCATCGAGGTCTGCGACCAGCGAGCGCATCCGCGCCACGTTGGCGCTTGTGGCGCGACGGTCGCTCAAGATGCCTGGGACAACGAAGGTCGCCACATTGTACTGCGCCCACCGCTCGGTAGCCGACAACACAGGTGTGAACCCTTCCGTGGCGGGTTCCACGAAGATGTCCTCGCGAAAGACTCCCTCTTGATCAGTGCCCTTTTCTCCAATCCCGCGAACGCATATGAACTCGTTCTCCTTCCAATCCCTATCGCCGAAAATGAGGCGAAGGTGCTCTTGGGCTTGGCGTAGGTCGACCAAGCCGCGACGATCTGTCAGTGGCTGCATTTTGTTTGGGGTAGTGTCTTACTTAAGCCAGAACGGCTTGGTTGCTTTGGGGCTTACCTGCACGGGAACATCCTCCCAGCAAGTGGACTTGAACGAGCAGAACTTGCACCGAAAGTCGGTGCGGTCGTTCCCGAGGCGCGGGAGTTCCTTGGGCGACTGAGCGTCGATGACGCGCACTGCGCGGTCTGACGCCTCTTGAGCGGCCAAGGCATCGTATGGGACAAGCTCAACGAGCACCTCACCGGTATCGCGGTTCAGCGCCGTGAACATCCCGCCCGAGGGGATGTCGAGGTACGCGCAGTAGATTTGCATCTGGGCGTAGTACACCGGCTTGGACGCCTTCACGCCCTTGTTCTTGGTGTCGTTCCAGCTTTTGTCGTTGAGCGCCTTGTTCTCCCACAGAAGCGGGTACTCAACACCGGTGATGATGGGCCCGCCGGCGACAATGCCGTCGATGTGTCCGCCGAGGCGCCCGTCCGCAGCTCGGAAGCCGAACTGTTTGCCGTCGCTCTTCTCGGTGAGCAGGTCGAACCCGGCGGCTCGAATATACTTCGCCATGCGGTCTTCGCCGTCGTGCCCCATATCAAAGATGCGCAGCACCTCCGGTGAGAAGCCCGAGCCTTCGTCCTCTGGCGTGTGCTCGTACTCATACCGGAGGCGTCTCTCGCACGCCTCGCCCCACCTAGACGCCCCGAGGTAGTCCCGCTTCTCTTGGTTCGCCTGCCGCTTCAGAATGGCCTCATCCAGTACCGCTGCGATAGCAGCCTGTGCCGGCTCGTTCCCGATTACCTTCTTTGTCTCTGGCTTAAAGATGCTCATCGTCGTTCTTAAGTGAGTAAAAGATTCCGAACATGGCTAGAAGCAACACGGCCACATACGCGGTGACGGAGGCTTTGTCCTCTTGTTGGTAGAGTTTCACGGTGTCAGCGATCGCGATTGCCGCAAAAATGGTTGCCAGCAGTTTCATGTTTCAAGAATAGTGGCCCCTCAACACCGCTGGCTAGTCGCCATTCGGCTAGCTCGTCTTCGAGGCGTTTGATGGTCTCAGATGCGGTTTCAAGACGAGCCTTGTACTCGTCTCGCTCTTCAACTGCCTCGCTCAAAGACCGGCAGGTAAACGCAACGCTTGGGTGCTCATGCCACAAGACGCCGCACGATGTGCATGAGTCGCTCACGGCTGCACCTCCCCGACCTTTTTCGCGGCGTCACCCAAAAGGTCTGCGTCAGTTGTAAAGCATTCCTTTACTACTGTTTCCCACTTGCCCATCACCCTCAGAAACGCCTCTGCCCGTTGGCGAGCGGTGGCGCGTATGCCAAATAAAGACCCCTCTACGGCATCCAGCATCAGAGCGTAAACCATGTATTGGTTTCCACTGAGTTCGTCCTCCGCCTCGTGCATGGCGTTGAGGTCAGTGCAGTAGTCTGGGATGGCCTGAGTGCCGACTCGTAATCCATTGTCTGGATACCAACCCCCGTCTGGGTTCCTCTCTCTGCCACACGCTTCAGCGATGGCTTCGTTGATTTCCTGCTCGCTCATCCCTGCACCTCCTTCGGTGGTTCCGGCAATGGCATCCAGTGCGTTACAAACGCCCCTGTAGTCCATTCGCCGCTTGGAAACCTCCAATCAACGCTAAAAGTCTCGCCTCTCCATCTCGTTAAAACAGCGGTGTTTACTGGCGGCAACTGCTCCTGCACCGAAATCCAGCGTTGAGCTTCCCTCAACCGCTCAACCTCTGCGCGGAGTTGTTTGTTCTCAGCGTACAGCGCATCCATCGCAAGCGCATCAGGATGCGGATGGTCGCATTCACCGCCATTCACCCAGTGGTCTGGGTCAAGTGCGTCTCTCACGGTTGCACCTCCTCCCATTTGCCCAGCACCCGCAGAAACGCCTCTGCCCGTTGCCGTGCGGTGGCGCGGATAGGCCATAAAGTGGAATGTGTTACATCGTACAGCTTGAGGTAGTAGGCTTCAAACAACGCTTCAGACCCAAGCACCTCCTCCACTTCGTGCATGGCGTTTAAACAGTTGCAGTAGTCGGGGATGTGCTTTTTGTGCGCGGAATACCAAGGCGGATTACCTCTGGTTTTGAACCCACAGGGACACTCTTCAATGTCCATCCACCCACACGCCTGTGCAATCGCCACGTTGATTTGGTCGTTGGTCATTTCTCCTCCTCCTTCTCGCATTCGGGGCACTTGAGCATTTCGCTCACCTCGTTCCACTCCATCATCGTCCCGCATCGGCAGTCCGGTGCTTCGGGCTGTTCATTCGGATCGTTGGTTAGCCAACGGTCGTACCAGCTTGGCAGGTTCATTTGCTCTCCTTTCTGAGGCGCATGATTTCGGCCTCGATGCGTTTGAATGTCGCCTCAAACGCACGCCGGTTTGGGTGCGACTGAAGCAGCGTCTCCGTCAGTGCCAGAAGCTCAGTGGCTTCTTGTTCTAGTCTGTTTTTCATTTTGTTGTTGTTGTTGCAGTTGAAATTTCGCATTGAATATGCCATGCAGCATTGTTTAGTTCTTTGATTTTATCAGCTTCAATTTCGCTTTTGTGAGCTCTCCATAAATAAAGAATTGCAAGTGACTTACTGCATGGCTTTTCAATCATTAAATATTTTGATATTGCCACGATATCATACTTAAGATTCTGTATATTGTTGCTCTGGATACGGAGAATAATTTCGCTAATTTCGTTTGGGATACCCCATTCATTGCAAGATTTCTGATCTCTTGAACTTGAGCATCCGAAAGTTTTGCCATCGGATTTTGTCGCCCATGATAAGATGTTCCGTGAACCCATTTCCTGCGACAGTTCTCCAGATGAGTTTCCCACTTCAGATTCTCCAACCGGTTGTCTTCTCGATTGCCGTTCAAATGCGATGCATTGCATCCACTCGGACATGGCCCTACGAATGTCTCCAGTACCATTCGATGCACATACAGTAATTGCCTCGGAGATGAGAACATACACGTCATGTATCCACTCTTTATCTTCACTGGATTTCTTATTCTTCCATTCGAAACGCGTCTTATCTGACCAAAAATTGATACCTCGTATTCCGGCTTTGATGGATAAAGTTTCCACATATCTGGAGATGTACCACAAAGCCTTCTTTAAATCAAGTGTTGGATTTTCGTGCTTTATTTGATTCCTGAAAACGTACTTCACGGCATTCCCCAAAGGAAAAACCATGTTTTCTGCAATTTCGATACACTCTACACCACTTGGGTGCTGCTTGTAGTGCTGCGGCTCGACGGCGCTGGTCGTCGAGGACGGGTTGGATGATTTCGCGCCACAGTTTTGAGTACATACTGTCTCTTTCGGTTGGTTTTCCATGTTCTTTAGCCGAGAATTGCTTTTTTTATTCGGGACTCGTTGAAACGCCATGTCAGCAGGCAGCTCGCACGATACCGAGACATCCCAAACATGGGAACGTCCGCCATGTGCTTGAGTTGCGCGTCGGTGGGTGGCAGCTTGATCCAACTCTTGGTCTTGCGCGAGTTTGCACGATCTCCGTTGGATCGCAGATAATCGTCCGCTTGAGCGAGCGCAAGTTCCTTGGAGTTTGTGCGGGTAATGACGGTAACCGCGCCTCCGGTGACTCCGCCAATGGCGTTATACACCTCGCCAAGCCTGATGACCGCGCCCCACGCAGTGAGCGCGTTCGCCATGCGCACGGCGTCCCCGTACATCGACTCCCACCGGAACGGAGACATCTCGATGATTTGCATCTCAGACATCTCGAAGGACTCGATTGTCTCGATGCCGTTGACTCGAACCGGGAAGACGTAGCCGCACACGGGGCAGTTACTGACAGCAGCTGGCACTTGAATGCCGCACTCAGGGCACTTCTTCATCGGCGCTTCACCGGTCTCGCTCTGGCGAACAAACAGCCGGTCTCCCGCGTCGATGTCACCGTGCGTGAGCAGTGAGGCGCCAAAGTCCAAGATGATGCAGTCGCTCTTAATCACCCCAGGGTAGCGTTTGGCATCAATGCACGGTCTCAGCCCTCGCCCGATCATCTGAATCATCGTTGACTTCTGACTGCACGGTCGCACCAGCACAACGCACCCCACACGCTGGCAGTCCCAGCCTTCCGTCAGCTTCATCACGTTGAGCAGCACCTTGATTTTGCCTTGGTCGAAGCGCCTCAGAACCGTCGCGTTGTCGTCGTCCGACATTTCGGAGTGGACGGCCTCGGCCGAGATGCCTTCCTCGCGGAACGCCTCAGCCAAGTGCTGGGCGTGTTGGATGGTCGAGCAAAACACCACGGTCGAGCGGTCGGACGCCTTCTCGCGCCAGTGCCGCAGAATCTCCGAGTGAACCGCCCTCTTGTCCATGATGGCCTCGACTTCACCCATGTCGAACTCTGCACCGGTCTTCTGCACGCTCTGGAGCTGGTCATTGAGCCCGATATCCATGCGGAACGCACGCGGCGGCACAAGGTTCCCTGCGGCGATTAGCTCGCCCACGGTGATTTTGTCGGCGACATTGTTGAACACCGCCGTGAGCGCCTGCTTGTCGCCGCGTTCCGGTGTCGCAGTAAGCCCGAGAATGACGCCATCTGGCGAGCGTTCGCGAAACGCCTGCACGATGTTCATGTAGCTTTCAGCCGCTATGTGATGGCACTCATCACAGAACAGCGCCGACATCCCACTCGGCATCGTTGCCAAGTTCGCCGGCCTGCATAGCGTCTGTACCATGGCGAAGGTCGCCCCCGGCGACCACGCTTTGCGCTCTGCATTGAACACATCCACCTTCGCGCCGGCGTTGTACCGCTTAAAGGTTTCCTTGTTCTGAGTGACAAGCTCGTCGCGGTGTTGAATAACGAGTACCGGTGCCTCTTTCACAAACGGCGCAAGGATCGCGCTGCCCATGACCGTCTTACCTGCGCCTGTTGGCGCAATGCCTAAAGTGTTGCCGCACTTGCCGAGTGCGTCGATGCAGGCGTCAACGAACTGCGCCTGCCTTGGTCGTAAAATCATAAGTGCCTTTGTTTCACTGACGCAAAAATGAAAAAGCGTCGTTGCAGGATCTCCCTGCACACCATGCGGCTAGATTTGCCGCTGGTTTTAACCCAAAAAAGGGGGGCGAGACAACCATTATTGCCCCGCCCCCACAACCCCAAACAAACTGTGCTACTTCAACCAAGCAGGTTTCTTGCCAGCCGTCGCCGCAGGTGCGGCGGTCTTCGCTGCTGGCACCGGTGCTTTCGCCTCAGGCGCACTCTCATGCGCTTGGCTCCAGAGCTTGTGCCCGTTGCTACTCGGGTTGGGTGAACCCCAGTCGCTGATGGAGTTACGGTCTGCGCGGCCATCTTTGCCCTTGTCGATGCCGACTTTGATGACGACCTCAGCGCCGTTGAGTGCCTCGATGATTTGGTTGAAATCACCGTTGTTGAACTGCTCGTACGAGGCAGGGTCTGCGTAGTTGAAGACGCCACGGCTCTCAAGAATGCGAGTAATCGCCCCGATGCCCATCTGGCGCCACACCTCGCTGTTGTTCTCATCGAAGGGATTGCAAACCATCCCAAACACGCGCCGGTTGTTGTACTGACCCCCTTGGATGGCGAGCTCGATGGAGAGATAGTCCCCACCGGTTGACTGACTGCTTTTGCGCTCCTTCACCACAAGGACGGCCTTGGCGACCGTGCCTTTGGGAATGAGTTCCATCTCTGTTGACCCGACGTTTGTTGATTGTGCGTTGAACATACTGCTTTTCGATTTTTGTTTTTAGTGTTTTGCGGTGTCGATGCGTTTACCTGCGCGAATCTTGGCGAGCACCTTCCCAAGGTCAGCGGGTTCCTGAAGCTCCAGCGTACCGGAGCGGTCTTTTGCGGGGTAACCCCACGGGTTTTGTTGGTGGCATACAAAAGCGCGATACTGCGACTTGTCCTCTGCCTCAAAGTTCTGAAGCGTCAGAACTAGGTCGAAGATACCAGGCAACTCGCGACCCGTCTTTGAGCCCTCGATTTGCACGTCCCAGTACTTCCTCTTCAACTCGTCCTCCTGCTGCTCCAGAATGCCCACCAGCACCACGTTCTTGTGGCAGTGCTGTAGCTGGGTCACCCAACGAATCATCTCGCGCCCAAGAAGCCCGTAGGCTCCACGGGTGTCGGGCTTGCCTGTTTTGTCGCTGAACGCCTCGGGCTGCTGCTGGCACCATGCAAAGCACATACGGCTTGCCACGGTGATGGAGTCAACAAACAGCGTCTCGTACTGCTCATGCCCCGAGGCCGGCCCGAACGCCTTTACGACGGACTCGTATGCCGCTTTGCTGTAGGAGCCGTTGGCGTCCGCTGGATCAGGCCCACCGAGCCACAAAGCAATGGCCTTGGCTAGCTCCCACGGGTGTGCGCCCATCTCGTTGGACGTTGCTCGGATGTCGAGACAGTCGCCCTTCCAGTCCTTACCCAGCGCCAGCGTACCGGCCTCAAGGTCAACGAACAGGGTACTCTTCGCGTCCAGCGTGCGAGCTTGGTAGGTTTTACCAACGCCGGCAGGGCCGAACACAACCGCTTTTACACAGTCCGAGGTGCGCTTGAGGCGCTCGTCTGCTTTTATGATTTTGAGCATTACTTGAAGGAGATACGGGGTTCGCTGAACTTGGTGGTGCGTGCGTCCATCACGCGGCGCAGAACGTCCTCGTTGCCGATGCGCTCAATGGTCTTTGCGGCTACCGAGAGCTTGGCGTTGATGAGTTCCCGCGCATCCGCCAGAGGCAGTGACTCGTACAAGGACTGCAACTTCCCCTGATCCCAGAGGTAGGTTGCCTTGACCTCGTACTTGAGTTTCACGCCGTCAATCTCGGTGGATAGTTCCCCATACCCTCGTCCACTTTCCTTCAGCAGGTTCTGAAGGTTCGCTCCATGCTCTTGCATGATGGCTTCCTCCAGCGTCTTTATCTCGTCTTCAAGGACGGAGATTTTGGTTAGCCGTTTGGCTATCTCGTCCCTCATTTTTTTTAGGTTCATTTTCTAGTTCTCTTTTCAGTTTATGGCACACGTCTTCGAGTCGGAGCGACCAGCCTTCGTTGTGCGCCAACGCAACAAGCGCGGCGAACTTATCCAGCGGGATTTTCCGTCTGCGAACCCATGTTGATATTGTTCGCGGTTGCACAAGTACACCCGCTAACACCAACTTCTTCCAGAGCAGGTTCTTTCCCCCGAACCGGAAGACCATGTGCCTCGCATCGATTTGGTAGCTCATGGCGGGGATGAAGATGTACGCATTTTTTGCGTATCGCAACATCTTTTTTCATTTCGTCGCAAGGCGTTTTCTCGCAACGTATTGGCCCATGGAACCTGTCTCTTTTCAAGCTCTAGTCGAGCGGTACACCGGTGTTCATGGAATGCAAGCCGGCCTCTTGGTGCTTGCTCCGAAAGTACACTCTTCATCTGGGCCGATTGCCACCATGGGTAGCGCACTTCCTCCAGACACTATTATCCCTAAAGGCGCAGGGATTTACGACGAGAACGGTATGCTCCCGAAGATTGAAGGCAAGGGCCTTGAGTTTATCGCTTACGCCTAGGCTCAAGAGCCTTTTCAAACAGGTCTGCTTCAGCGTCTCTGCGTCGCTGTAAGCCTTTGGTGTTAGGCCACAACCGTTTCATTGAGCGGATGAGTTCCGGTACGTCATAGAACCGGCGATCACGCATGGCGTTCTGAATGCCCAGCATCTCCGAGCGTCTTTCCCCTGCGAGTGCCGTTCCACGGTTGAATACCAATGAGATAAGGGCGTCCCGCGCCTCGTCAGGCAGGTCTTCTGCCTGTGGGTAGATGCGTAGCATCCGCAGGTAAAATGTTGGCAGCGTGTTCTTTTGGAAAACCTCAACGGCCTTTTGCCAGAGAATGACAATCGAGCGCATCGTTGGGGATGCGTGCAGAAGTTCGCGAGCTGCGTTGGCCTTAACTCCGAGGGCGGCGGTGAGCGCAACGTAATCGGACTCAGGGAGAAGTTCCTCCCACGCTTCATCGAACTGTTGCGGTGTGGTGTAGCCCAAGTCGTAGCCAATCCCAATCGTTACGCCGCTCTGCTCCCCAGGCCAAGTAGGGCTCTGAAGGAACTTGCGGTAGTACTCCTCACCGCCGCCCACCTCGAAATCGATGATGAGCTTTAGACCGTCGTCAGAGAGAATCATTTGTGTTCTTGGAAGAACCGCTCTGATATTTCGCTCACCTTCTTCCAAAGCTCCTTGCGGTCATCCTCGCACTCGCGAATCTTCTGTGAGAGATACCAGATAGCAACCGCCAGCGCACACGCCAGCGGCCCTTGAGCAACAAGTTGGTTTACCATGGGTTCAAGTGAGATGTCGGCAATCACGGTTTCTCCTTACGAAAGATGTTGATGGCGCTGTAGACGCTTACGCCAGCGGTTAGAATCGCATCGGCTTGGTCTGGGGCCAGTTTTAGCCCAAAGAGCGTTGCCAATGAAACCAGCCCACGCCATGTGGAGGGCTCGAACAACCGGTTCAGTATGTACTTCATAATCAGAGATTGAGGGCTGCTTTCAAACCGTCCACGTCTTGGGCCGCATCAATGGCGACCTGCACTTGAGCGTACTTCTCCCGAATCAAAACGCGAGCCGCTTCAGCGGTCTCTGCTTCATTTGGGATTTGTTTGACGATTGCATCGTCGTATGGGGCGAACTCCGCAGCGCGTAACTGGCGGCGTTTGTCGTGAGCGATGGCCTTCGCTTTATCGAAATTGATGGTAATCATGGCTGAAACTCCCAAGCGTTGCGGAACGTGCGATCGGTTGGAATCTCGCTTGCGTCCACGATTTTGAACGGCTTCCCAGCAGGAACGTCCTTGGCTGCAATCTCCTCAATGGACAGACTGCAATCTGGAGCAGGTATAACGATAGCAACTCCACCTTCGTCAGTTGGGTAGATAATGCGTTTGTTTTGCATAACGTGTTTTTATCGAATGATTGCAACCGTAACGTATGTCGGATCTGTAAAACCAGAGGAACCGGGTGCGCCTGACGCTATACCTAACGTACGAATACTTACACTATTTACAGATGGCGTAGTTGCTGCTTTTATATTTATAGTGCCTGAGTTGGCGGGGCCCCCACCAATCATCATGCCGCTCACGCAGTAATTGGCGTCTACCAATGCTGAAGCAAAGTTTATTGTGTAGTCGCCCGTGCCGTTGTCCGTAATGCTTGAAACATTGAAACTTGCTCGGATGAAATTGTTTCTGGTGACATTCCCACTTGGTATTGAACCAGAAATAGAATCAGTGACAGTAAAGCTGTTAGCGTCTAAGACGGTAATCGTATAACTTCCAGATGTAGCACCGCCCGTTGTAAAGGACAGGTTTGCAACTTGTCCAGTAGTCATATCGTGGGCGGTCAGCGTGACCGTAATCAGCGTCCCAACGCGAGTGTATGTTCCATTTGATGGTACTCCGTTAAAATTTACCCACGCTTTAACAGGACTTCCGGTTGCTGCCGTCGTATCGACGTACCCTTTTGTTGCCGCTCCAAGAGTCGCTACTGGAGCCCCAGAGAGCACAAGCAGCCCTGTCATGGTGTCACCGGTCTTCGCTACGCCTGCTGTAGTCTGCGTCGATGTGTCTGAGAAGCCAATGCCAGCCGCTGCCATATTGAGCTTGCCGGTCATGGTGTCGCCGGCCTTGTTGACTTTTAGAGCGTCCGCTGTGTCAACGTAGCCTTTGGTTGCCGCTTCCAAGGCTGCGCTCGGAGCACCCGGAAGCACAATAGCGCCTGTCATCGTTCCGCCGGTCAAACTCAACTTGGTAGCAAGGCTGGCGTTCACGCTGGCTTGAAACGCTGCGAAGTCTGCTTGCGACACATCACCAGCGGTGCTCATGGCCGAGTAAACGAGCTCGCCCTTGTTGTCGTTCACAACCATCGAGAAGTTCGTCGCGGAGGTGTACACGCGAGCTGGTGTGCCAGAACGCGAGAAGAAGCCATTCAACGTGCGCAGAGGCTGCGCTGCTGGCTGGGTAAGCGCATCGTCCCAGTACACCGAGATTGGGTTGGTGACCGGGTTCAAGTTCGCCGTTCCGATATAAACGTAACCGTTATTGAGCGGTGAGCCGTCTGTATCGGCGAAGGTCGTGAATGGAGAGACGATGTAGGCCATGGTGTGTTACTCTTGAGGTGGTTCTTCGCTGGGCTTGAGGATGTCTTTGTTGGAGCCCATGTAGTTTGCGATACTGGTCAATACCGCTCGCTCTGAACTGCTGTTGCTCTTGACCCTGCCAAGTTGGGCG